CTAGACCACGGCCAGTGCCGCCCAGCCGGTATTGCCGGCGCCGCTCTTCTTGATCCATAGCGCTACCTCGCCGGTCGCCACCTTGTCGCTGTAGAGCGAGCCGACCACCGCCGTGACGACCCCCTCCGGCGAGCCCGAGCCCTTAATCCAGACGATATCGTCCTGGGCGTCCGAGAAGTGCTCGGCCCGGTGGCGCGTGGTGCCGTCGCTGCCGCGCCAGCGGAACCGCATGATGCGGTTGCCGGCGTCCGCGGCGAAGTTGAGTTCGCCGTTGGCTGTGGGACTATCGCCCGAGCCGGGAAACAGCCGCGCCCGCTGGATATTGGCCTGGCGGAACCGCTGCGTGGCCGAGCCCAAATCCTGCACGCCATCACCGCTCGGCAGCAGACCCGCGTCGGTCAGCTTGATTACCTCGATCAGCGCCGCCGCCGCATTCATCACCTTGAACGAAATCGCAGAGCGCAGGGCGTCATTGACGGGCGCGCCGTTGAGCACGGCTTCCACGGCCACGGCCCGGACCAGATTGCCCAGCGCGGAATAGCCATAGCCCTCAAAACTCACCAGCGGGTCGCTGGCCTGGGACGGGGTCGGCGCGTCAACGACGCCGCGGGCATGCACTCCGCGAAACACCGGGCGACCGCCATAGGCGATGGTCTCAAAACCCGTCGTGGTGTTGTCGGCGACCGTCGCCGGCAGCGAGGCAAAGGGCGACGGGAAATCGCCGAGGTCCGCATAAACCGGATCGAAGCGGCGGCCGGCATAGCTGTTCTTGTAGCTCGAGACCCGGCCGGTGATGCGCGGCGCCGGCTTGTCGGGCGGGGCATAGCGGGCCGAGACCATCGTGGCCATGCCGCGACCCGACACGTAATTGTTAAGGCTCGGCAGATCGAGCGAGAGCAGGCCATAGCTGGCGCTGTTGTCCCAGCGAATGAGCGGCATGTCCTGCACCAGCGAGCCCTGGACATTGTGGAATTCGAGGCCGCTCACCAGGTCGCAGACATAAATCTGCCCCAGCGCGTTGTCGGCGCGGCCCTCGAAGTCGCCACTGACATAGCCGGTGCAGCGGTCGAACACCGCGTGGAACAGGGAGGTTTCCTGGGTCTCCTGCGAATTGTACTCCCCATGCCATTTGCCCTCGGGGATGCGCAGCACTACCGCCGCGCTGATGAACAGGCCGATGCCTTTGAAGCGCTCGACGTGAAAGCCGCTCATCTCCAGATCGTTGGTTTCCGAATCGTCCTCGTCGAAAATGTCGACGGCCGGCGAAAAGCCGACATAAACGCCGCTGGCGTCGGCGGAAGCCGGGCGGTCGAGCGTGGCGGTGAGGCCGTCGCCGCTGACCGCGACGATCCTGGCCTGCAGCGGCCGCACGCCATCCGTACTGCCCAGCGCCCCGCCGGCCGAGCCGGCGCGTGCTTCGAGCACCTTGACATTGCGGCCCACATGGATGGCGGCATCAAGGACCGGCGTATCGAACACCAGGGCGGTCGCCCCCTCGTCGATCGAGGCAATGGCCCCTTCCCAGCACCCGAAAACAAAGTCGAGATCGTATTCGGCAATCGTGGTGGCCGTGGCCGCCGTGGCACTCTCCACCGATTGCAGGGTGACCAGCACGCGGCCATTGGGTGTGCGCAACAGCAGCGAGCGACCAACGCAGGCAGCGTCGAAATGATCTTCCGACGCTTCCACCGTCTTCGAGCCGGCGGTGATCTTGAACAGCACGTCGGTGGTATCGCGCCAGCGCCGGTCATGGCCGGCGCCCCAAACGACGACGTCGCTGAAGTCTGAATTATAGACGGCCGAGAGGCGCAGGGCCGAATTGCCCTTGTAATGGACGAACTGCAGCCGGTTCATCTTGAGGTCGGTGCAATAGCGCTTCTCGAAGATGATCGGGCCTTCGCCATCGGGCACGCTGTCGCTCACCACCCAGCTGAGGTCTTCGAGCTCCAGGCGCCGTCCGCGCAGCGAAGGCTCTGCCGCGTCGTGACCGGTCCAGGCGACCGAATCCACGCCCGAATAGGTGATGGCGAAAATCGTGCCGCGCACCACGTCCCCGCGGATTTTGAGCGCAAAGGGTGAGACGGTCGGGTCGATGAAGCAGCTGACCGGACCCTTCTGCACGAAAACGCCGGGTCCAGGCAGCGCCAGCACAATGCCTTTGGCGCTGCAATAGGCCAGCCAGGCTTCGATCGCGGCCGTGTCGTCGGTGCCCGCGCCGGTCGGATAGCCCGACTCGTTGACGGCGCCGTCGCCGAAGGCCCCGAACATGCGCAGGGTGGGGTTGCGCTCCGCCAACTCGAACCAGCTGCCATCGGCGGCCTGGAACTTGGCGCTGTGGGCGGGCTCGGCATCCGTCTTGACGTAGAGTGCCCGCTCCCGCGGGGCGGCGTCCGAGAAGCGATCGATTTCGACCGTATCCACGGCCGCTAGGTTCAGGGCGGCGGCAGCGCTGCGCGAATTGGCGCGAAACCGGGAGCGCAGACCGATCATCGAACGAATGCGGGCATCGGCGTCGAGTTTGGGCACCAGAGCGCCACCCTCGACTTTGTAGAGCACACGGCCGCCCTCGGCCGTCTCGTCGGTGAACACGCCGACGACGTCGCCTTCGGCATAATCGTCCAGCGCGTCGACGGCATCGGCCTTGGTGTCTGCCCAATGGTCGACGCTGCTGACCTCGGAGGCGGCGATCGCGTCAAGCTTGGCAGCCAGGGCCGCCGCGGCATCGCCAGCGGCCTGGGTCCGGGCGGTCTGAGCCAGCACCCGTGCGGCGTCAGCCGCCGCGGCATAGCCGCCCGCCTCGGCCGCTTTGGCTTCGGCCGCCTGGCGGTTGATGATGCTGTCCGTGTCGGTGAGCAGGCGGTAGGCGGAGCCACCGTCGATAAAGGCCACCAGCATGCCCGCTTTCAGCCCGCCCGGCGGAATTGGCGTTCCGATGGCGCCGAGAAGCGGCTTGGCACCCGCCTCATTGAGGTCGAGCGTCACGGGGCCGGTATTGTCCGCCATAATCGGCAAGAGGCCGATCGTTGCCATGTCGCCGGCCAGGGACAGCAGCGTATTGGCCGTCAGGGCGTTGGCGTCGCCGCCGGCATTGGTGAGCCGCACGACGCCATAGGGCAGCGGCATCGCATAGACCCAGGTCTTGGGCGCGCCATCGACCAGCCGGTAGATGCCGCGATTGGCGGCAATCGGATCGTCGTAAACCCAGCCCATGAACGGCGCGTCGTGATCGAGATCGGCCAGCAAATCCGCCTTGCTCGCATAAAGACCGGCATTGGCGCCGACCGACTTGAGCGGGGCATGCTGGAGCAGCAGGTTGGCCAGCGCGTCGATATTGATGACCACTGTTTCCCGCTCGCCCAAGGCGTTTCGATTGCCCAGGACCTGGTCGACGACCGCGCGAGCGGTAAGAGCGGTGGACGTGACGCCGGCGAGAGACATGGCTGGACTCCTTAAATGATGTCGATGACCGGCAGGCCGTGGGGCGGGCTTTCGAGCCCCTCGGCATTGGCGGTGGTGATGAAGTAGTAGTGCTGGCCCTGCGGCAATGTCGTCGCGGTCTGCTCGAAGAGCACGACGTCATCGAGCGCGCCGTCGAAATCGGCATCGGCCGCGAAGGTCAGGGCATCGTTGCCCGCGGCGGCGACCAGAACGCCGGTCCAGGCGCCATCGGCCGACCAGGCGGGCCCATCGACAGCGCTGCCGCCCGCAAGGCCGATACCGACCGCGCCATCCGCGCGATCTGTGACCAGAACCCGATAGCGATAGGTTTTGCCGGCCTCGAGCGCGATAGCCTGCTGCAGCGCCGCGGCGGTGCCGGGCGTCTTTGTCGCCCTCCCCGTGTCGATGGTCCAGCCGCTGCCCGTGTCCCAAGGTCCGGCGTCATCGAAGCCGGGCGCCGCGACAAGGTTGATCCGGGTCGCGTCGCCATCGATATGGGCATAGCTTGCCGAGGCCAGCACGCCATCGAGAACGGCGACCAGGTTGGCGGTGCCGAACGAATCGATGCTGTTGCGGTAGATGCGCACCTCGGTGACGCTCTCGTCGGCCGGGGTCGCCAGCACCAGGCTGGCGCTGCCCAATCCGGCAATGATCGAGGCGGAAACGACCGGATCGGGCGCGGCGGGCGGAACCGGCACGCCGACATGGGCAATGTCGGTCCAGTCGGAGCCGACGCCGCCGGCCGAAATGGCCTGCACCTGCCAGTCGATCAGGTCGCCCGGCGCGTAGCCCCCAACGGTGAGCGCGCCGGACCCGGCCGCGCCGGTGACTGGCGCCAACCAGGCCACCGCGCCATTGAGGCGATGGCGGAGGGCATAGCTGGCGACGACGACCGGGCTGGCGCCAGGCTCGAGCAGCACCGAAAAGCCATCGGCATAAGTTTCGAGGCCGCGCACCAGAGGCATTGCCGGGGCGGCGGTGTCATTATCGAGCGCGCCGCCAACACGGCCATCCCATGCCGGGGGCACTTCGGCGTCGGTCAATGCGTCGATTTCCGGAGCCTCGGCCACGGCGGTGACGATGGAGGTCATGTCTTCGCCCGCTTCGACACCGGTAACGATCAGCGCGACGCTTTCCTTGCCCGCTTCGCCGAAATGGATGGGCTCGCCCTCATCGGGCATGGCGCCGGTGCCCGTCAGCGTGATGGCGTCATGCCGGCCGGCATTGACGATGACGCTGCGCACCAGGCTCTGCAAGGCGTCACCATCGCCGAAGACCCGATAGCGGCAGGCATAGGCCTTACCCTCGACCATATCGATCGGCCCATCGAGTTCGATCAGATTGCCGATGATGCGCCTGGCACGGCGCACCGCCAGCGTGTGTTCAAGCGTATCGAACGCCCCGAGGACGCGGTCGCCCCGTGTCGCCTGCCGCGCGGCGCCGGCCTGCATGGCGGTGAACCGGTCCGGCCGCCAGGTCAGTTCGTGCATGCGCCGACGCGCCTCGATCCAGACCTGCGCCGGATCGGTGACGCCCGGCAGGTCGATGGCCTGGGTGACCTCGATGTCGCCGGCGCCGCCGGGCCAGGGCACGACGCGCTCGGCCGAGCGGTAGTCGGCCGTACTGTCGAGGAAGGTTACCCGAAAGGCGTCGGGTGGACGGAAATAGGTGCGCGACCAGCTAAAGCTGGACGCATTGATACCGTTGATGTGATCGATGATCGGCTCGCCGGCCCGGTCGATGATGACGCCCCAGCGCCGGCCGTCATGCCGGGGCGTGGCCCGGCCGGCCGCGGCGATATCGGCGAGAACGTCCCACTGGCTCGCCTCGAAATCGTGGATGCGGTCATATTTGAGGCCGCGAGCGGTACAGAATTCGTGCCATTCCGCCAGGAGGTCGAGATCGAGATTGGCGTCGGGCTCGGGGAAGGTCGCGGCCGCGCCCTGCAACGCAAAGCGGAACAGTGAAGCCGGATTGCGTGTTTCGCGGGTAATCCAGGTCCCGCTGGCCTTGTCCCAATCGGGGCAGATGCGCGTGGCCACCACATTGACAGTATCGAGAGCGCCATTGAGCTGATGGGTGGCCTTGATGCGCAGGGCCAGCAGGGCCAGCGGCTTGTGGAACGCGATTGGATATTCCGGCCGGAACCCCTGCAGAGCGACCCAGACCGAACGATCCGATTGTTGCGTGCTGGTACGTTCCTCGGTCACGCGGGTGAGGCGCACTTCGTAGCGGCCGCGTGCCGGCAGGGTCCAGCGATAGACCCTGAAGAAACCTTCGGTCTGCCGCCCGGTAAAGGTCAGCGTGTGGACCGTCGCCCAGGCGCCGCCGATCGGCCGCTGCTCGACCCGGATCACCACGGACAGGCTCTGGCGATTGCCGGCATTGTCGAAACTGATGAGGCCGGCGGGAAAGCCGACAATGATGGCTGCCTCGGCGATGTCGCTGGCCGTGGCGCGCGAGACCGGCGCCTCCGGGCCCGCGCCGCCACCGGTGACCGGAGCGCCGGCGCTGTCGCGCGGATAATCGCGCCGCAGTTCGACGCCAAGATTTTCCTCGAGAACCTGGCTCGGGTACAGCCGCGACGGCGCATCGTCCGCATAGCCGCTGCGGATTTCGATCTCCACGTCGCTGAAACTGGCGATCGGCGTCTCGCCGATCCGCAGGTCTTCTATGGCCAAGGGGCCACAGCCCAACAGGAACAGCGCGCGCACATATTGATCGTCGCCGACGATCTCGGTCCAGTTGGAGGCGGCAAAGCACGGGGCGACCCGGTGGCGGCCCATGATGGCCGGGACGATGCCGCCCGGATTGAGCGGATTGCGCCAGCCGGAAATGGCAAAGGTCGGCCGCTCCGCGTCGCGGCCGCGGCCTGTGCTCGAGGAGGATGAGCGCATAGGCACCAGCGCGTTGATGAGCAGGCCGCCCAGCGCATTGACGCCGATGGTGATGCCGGCGGAAATCAGGCCCACGGCCAGGGCCGAGCCACCGAAGCCCAACGCACCGGCAATGACCGGAGCCCAGATCTGACCCAGGGCGATGGCCGCCACCGAAACCACGATGGTCAGCACGCTTTTCAATGCATCCTCGGCCGGCACTAAACGCAACACCACCTGGATACCGGCCCTGGGCCGCACGCGCGACCAATTGGCGGCCGGCACAAGGGCAAAGCGGCCGCGGCCATCGCTCAGCGCCACCCGCAGGCGCAGGCGCTGGCTCTCGGCCAGCTCACCCAGAGCCAGATGGACCATTTCGGCCAGGGTCAGGCCCTCGGGCAGGTCGAGCCGCACCCGGCCCTGGCCGGGATCGAACATGGGCATGGCCAGCACCGGCACGCTCATGAGATCAGCTCCCGGTGCCGCCAGAAGCCCGCAAGCCGTGGCGCCCAGCGCGCACCGGTCCAGGTTTCCGCGCGCGTGCCATGGCGCTCGGCCGCGTGCAGCATCAATTGACGTCGTGGATCGACGACGAGGCCCACATGCGCATCGAACCGGCCGCGCCGGAACAATACGACATCCATTGCCCGTGCGTCCGCCGGGGCGATGCATTGCCAGGATGGGCTGGACTTTGCCGCACCGATGAGGCCGTCGATTTCCGCCATTTCGGCACTGGAAAGATAATCGCCGGCATAGGAGGGCAGATCAATGCCCGCCAGTTCGGCGAAGGCCAGCCTGACCAGGCCCCAGCAATCGACGCCGGCGCGGCTGCGGCCGCGATCGATAACGGGCAGGCCTACCAGTTCGGGCCAGCGGTGCAGTGCCATCTCCCTCATGGCCAGAGCCCCGGAAAACGCGAGCGCGTCATCTTGCCCGATGGCCAGGGTTCGGCGGTCAGCCTGTCCCGCGAGAGGCTGAGCGTAACCAGGTCATCGGCACCCTCGGCGGAGACCAGGTCGAGGCCGCGCTGCTCGAATTCGACCAGGTCGGGCGATGCGGCCAGCACCACCGCCATATCCACCACGGCCGGCGTGGTGAAGCCGCGCAGCAGCGCCGCGATGGAATTGTCGACATTGGCAAAGCTCAGCCGCGCCGTCGCCGGCGCGTCGGCCTTGTCGTCCGGAACCAGTGCCGAAACCAGCACGAACAGGTAGGGCGAGCCATCTTCCGTCAGCCAGCTCGACCGGGTCCCATAGCGCAAGGGGTCGATCGAGAGCCGTTCGGTTGGATCGGTGGAGAGCCTGATCGGTGCGCCGAGGTCCGGATGCGTGATGCGGAAGAGCACCACTTCGATTTCGGCCGAGCCCTGGGCATCCGCCGCCAGGCGCGCATTGAGCGATACCGACCTCATGGCAAAACCCCCAGGGTGAACGAGACGCTGAACGACACGCCGACCGGCCGGCGGCTGGGCAGGCTCTTGCCGAACAGGCACAACCAGGTGCCGGCGAGCAGGATCGGCCGACCATCGGCGGTCAGCAACGGCGCGCCATCGGCCGCCAGCAGCGGCCAGCCCTCGGTCGTGGGATCGGGCATGATGAAAACCCGGGCGCCACGACCCAATTCGTCATTGTAGAACCGATCGAAGATTGCCAGTTGATTGCGGTCGAGGATCAAAGTCATGGCGACCGGCCGCGCCGCGCTCGAATAGCGGGCCCGCGGCACCAGCGGCGCCGCGTCGGGCTGGAACAGCCGGCGTGTTTCGCCGTCGTCGAGCGAAAAGCCGTCGCGCAGCGGCCGATCCAGTTCGGGGGGAAATTGCGGCACGCTCATCGGGACACCAATGCGCCGGCGCCGGCCAGTGCGCGTTGCGCCGGACCGCGCGGCGTCGAAATCGCCTTGCCCACCGCTTCGCCCAACATGATATCGACCCGGCGCCCGCCTTTATTATTGTCGCTTTCCTCGACACTGGCCGTCTGGCCGGGCGTGGGATGGATATGGATTTCGACATTGGCGCCAGCGCCGCCATATTTGCGGGCCAGATCGGACGGCCAGCCGATCTCCTCTCCCGCCATGCCGATGAACGGCACCTCGCCCGAGCCGAGCGCCGGCGTGCCGGTATGATGGCGTGGCGCTGCGGCAAAGACCGAAGGATCGACCAGGCGCGTCGTCGCGGCGGCCCCGATAAGGGCACCCTCATGACCGACGCCGACCTGGAAGCCCAGCCGCAACCCGGCGCCGCCGCCAAGGCCGGGAAGACCGCCGGTCAACGCCCCCAGCAGGAGATCGAAGACGCCGTTGACCACCATTTCCTGCGCCTTGCGCGCCAAAGAGGCCAGCACGTTGTTGGCCGCATTGCCCCAGGCCTCCCAGGTCGATTGGCCGGCCGCCTGCGCCTGCTCGACATCGGAGAAAAACGAGAGGACGGCCCCTCGCGCACCCTCGATCAGGCCCGGCAGGTCGGAAAAACCGCCCAGCAGCCAGGCCAGCGGATTGGAATTGCTCAACGATAGACCGGTACTCGGCCGGGCGGCTGCGGCGCCGACAACGCCGCCAGCCGCATAGCCGGGCAGGCTGCCCGAGCGCAGGGCCTCAAGCGTGTCGACGCCGATCCGCGCAGTGGCGGCCGCATCGAACACGAATTCATTCTTGTGGACGACCCCGGCAATTTCGTGCGCCGGGCCCTCCGGCGTCGCCCCGCCAGCCGCATAGCCCGGCAGCTCGAGCGGCAGCGCGGCGCTGCTTTGTTGCGGCACGCCACCCCTGGCGCCGATCGAGGCCAGCAATCCATCGATCTGGCTCAGCGGCGCGATCGCCGCCTGCGCCGCATTGGCCGAGGCCTCGATACCGCCGGCGGCCTGGTTGAGGCCAATGCCGGCATTGCCGGCATTGGTGCCCAAACTCGCATAATCATCGGCGGCGCCACCCAGGGCGGTCGCTGCCGCATCCGCATTGCCCTGCAGGCCGGCCAGCAAATCCTTGGCCCGCTCCAGTTCGGCCTGCACTTCGGCGAGCTTTTCCGTGTCTTCCAGGATCGCCGTGGCATAGCGCCGGCCGGGATCGTCCGTGCTGAGCGTTTCGGCAAGGTCGGTGACCTTGCCCCGAAACGCGATGACATCGGCCTCGCCCTCGGCCAGTTCACGGCGGAAATCGGCGACGAGCCGCTGCAGCGGCGAGCCGGCCGGCCCTTGCCCGGCCTGGATGGCATTGCTGCCCCAGAAGCCGCCCGACAGCAGGTCCTCCTGCTGGCGCGAAAAGGCGGACTGCAGATCGGTGATGGATTGCTGCTGCTCGAAGCGCAGCAGCGACGGGGTTACGGTGCCATAGTTCGACGCCGCGCCCTGGGCGCCCTCGAAAGCGCCCTTGATGCGCTCGATCAGTTCCGCCTGGTTTTTCAGCGCCCGTTCGACCTGCGGGCCCGAAGTGGTCACCTCGAGGACGTAATTTCGGACTGCGCCCGTAACCGCGCCGGTCGCCCAGCCAACGGCTTCGGAGGCCAGTGCGCCGGCAATGCCGCCGACCGCACCGAGCGCCAGATCGCGCAGCCCGCCGAATTTGGGGCTGGCCTGGTCGATGGCGCTGCCCAATGCCTCGACCTTGCCGGCGGCGTCGCCGCCCTTGTCGGCCACCAGAGCCAGACCATCGCCCACGGCATCGACCTTGGGCGCGGCCGTGCCGGCGGCCTTGTCGAGCTTATCAATGCCCGAGGCCGTGTCTTCCAGCGCCTGCTTGGCGCCGGTCTGGTCGCCATCGATGACCAGGGCAACGCGCAGGCTCATGCTCGTGCCTCATTGAGCGCGCGGCGGGCCGCCTGTTCCATGACCATTAGCCCAGCCCAAAGGTCGGCATTGATGCGCAGTCGCCAGCCCGCGAGGCCGGCGCGGACACCGGCATAATCGAGGCCATCCCAAACCGTCGTCGGACGCCCATCAATGATGGCCAGGTGAGTGCGCCACTGGCTGGCAATGAGCAGGAAAGCGGTGACGATATCGACATTGTGGCGCCAGACTCGCATTCCGCCGCCGGTGGCCGGCATGGCCAGGTGCCGGCGCAGGCCCGCCAGTTCCTCCGGCGTGGCGCCCCAGGCCATGGCATCGGCGATGGCGCCGTCGCCATCAATCTGTTCCCGGGGCGCGGCGACCAGCTCTCCCGACACCCAGGCGCGGGCCGCCGCCATCAGTTTCCCCGCGCAGCCGGCTGCAGACCATCGAGATAGGCCCGGACCAGCGCCGCGCGACACCAGGGCATGTTGGCAATGCGTGCGCGCAGCTCGGTGCTGTCGGGCACGGGATTGCCATCTTTATCGACCACGTCGTCAACCTTGAGCCAGGCGCGCTCGAGAAAGGCGGTGCAACCATCGGGGGTGGACAGATTAAAGCCGCTGAATTCGTCGATCATCAGCGCCTCGAACGAGGCTTGAAAACTCTGATCGATGCCCCCGGGCGCAATGACCGGGACCGGGACCTGGAAGACTGGAACTTCATCGACATTGAACATGACGCTTCTCCGGAAAAGGGGTCAGGTGAGCACCAGCGCCCACTGGTCGTTGCCATTGACGGGCTGAGGCACGTGGCGCAGCGGCCATTCGGTGATGTTCTGCTGGTTGGCGAGACCGCCCGGGCGCTGCGGCTGGGTGGCCGGGTGGGTCAAGGTAATGGTGCGGCCGGCGGTGTCCTCGTGCTGGATTTCGATCTCCAAGAACTCGTCCTCATCGAGCGCTGCGGCATAGGGGTCATAGGTGGCGAGCGGCACCGCCTCGACCTGGAAGCTGACCAGTTCGCGCGGCCGATCGACGATCAGCACATTCTCCGCGCCGACGAGGAAACGGGTCTGCACGTCATTGCCCAGATCGGCCGCATAATTGCGCATCACCAGGGGGATGGCATCGACCGTAAAGACTGGCGTATTGGCCGACGAGACGATTTTCGGCCGCAGAAACGCGGTAAGATCGGGCGTCGGCCGCGCCACGTCGCTGGGCTGGGCGAAAAGGCCGGTAAACGTGAATTCGAGGACGGCTATACCCTGCGCATTGAGCCGAATGACTGCCGTGCCGCGCGTGCCGCGCAGCACGTAACGGGTCGGGCCGACCCAGAAATGGATGGTGCCGCTCTCATGGCTGTCGGTCACCGGTCGATAGGTGACCGAGGTGTCGGTCACGACCGTCTGGCTGGCCGCGCACATGCGCAGCAGCACGCCCCAGGCTGGCGCGACACCGGCCGTTCCCGAGCCGACCAGCTCGACGCGAAAGGTGAGCCGCGAGAACAGGCCGGCCGGAATGGTGGCCTGGGCGGCCAGCCAGGGCAGCTCGAGTTCGCGGCTGACGTCCTGGCCCTCCATGGGGGAAAGACTGACATTGGTGGCCAGGATCGCATTGTCCGCGCCGGTCGGCGCCGCGTCGGTGCCGTAGCTGGCTTCGATCTTGGCGAGCAGGATTTTCGATTTCCAGAATATGGTCATTTATCGAGCCTCCTTCGCAGCCGTCTCGACGCTCTCTCGAACCAGCTTCCCGGTGCCATCGAGCCGATAGGCGCCACCCTGGGCCGGTGCCGGCGGCATCGCCGCCAGCCTGGCATTCCGCCGCGCCGACCGGGCGGCACGAATTTCTGCGGCCGACGGTTGTTTCTGGGCCATCAGACAATCCTCAATTGAAGCTGGAGCGCAAAATCGATCTGGTAGGTGACGAGGCCGGCCTTGAGCGCGAGGAGCTGGCCACCGACGAGGCGGAAGACGCCGGGAACGCCGTTTTCGTCCGGATCGGCACCGGCGACTGCCTCCACCAGCGACCAGACGAGGACATTGAGCCGCGGTGCAGCCTTCCGGCCGGTACGGTCGCCGCCGCTGCGCAATGCGATGACCACGGCGAAATGCTCGTCCACCGCTTGTGTGAACGCGCCGGCGCCGGCGTCGCCCTGGCTGCGCGGTCGCAAACCCGAGGGCAGCACCCAGGCCGATACCGGCCGGTTGGGCACCTGGCCGGTATTGAGCAGGGCCGCCAGGTCCAGTGCTTCTTCGGTGCGGCCCTGGCAGGCTTCGACCGTCTCGACCCGCGCCTTGAGCACGGACAACATATCGGTGGGATCAGCCATCGACGCTCTCCGCATCGGCCCCGCCCAGCGGAGCCACAAGGAAATCGCCGGTCAGGGCGACGATATCGCTTTCATCATCCTCATCGAGGCCGAGAAAGGCGCGGCGCGGCAGGGTGACCGACTGACGGGTGACCCAGGCCCCCTCGATCTCGAAGCGCAGGCCTTTGGCCGTCTTGGCGACAATGGTGGCGCCGGTCTGGTGCGGGCCGGCATAGATGACATTGGTGCCCACCGCCACGCCCTCGTCGCTGGCCTCATGCGTGATCGAGCCCATAAGATTGGAGGTATCGACGAGGGTCTTGCCGCCGGTCAGCCTGGCGCGCAGCGATTTGGGCCAGGAATTGCCCTCCGGGTCGATGCCCGCCTCGAAGCGTTTTTGGGTCGAAACGGTCAGCATGCGGCCGATCTCATCAAAGAGCGGCCCAGGCCGGTCCATGCGGGCCAGGGCTTCGCCCAGCGCGGCCAGGGCTTCGTCCTTGCCCGAGATTTCCATGCGCAGGCCGGCCATCAGATATAGCCCTTCATCGTCTGGTTGGTCATCGGCCGGTCCGGCGCGGTCATCTGCACGCCGCCGGCCAGGCCCGAGCCGGTGCTTTCGGCGCCATCGAGGCCCGGCAGGCGGATGGCGCCCTGGGCAATCAGCAGCAGCGTCTTGAGCGCATCCTTGTAATCGTCGCGGATCTTCTCCGGCACGATGGCGGCATGGGCCTTGTAGATGGCCATGCGCTGCGCCAGGTCGATCAGCAGCGGCGGCGGCGCATCGATGGGCAGGCGATAGCGGCCCAGCAGATAGCCGTCGATTTCGGCACAGGCGTCGGCAATCGCGCGATCGAACAGGCCGCTATCGACGGCCGGCGTCTCCGGCGCCGCATCGGCCCGGTCCGACAGTTCGACGAGGAACCGTTCGGAATAGCGGTCGATCAGTTGGGCAATGGTGCAATAGGGCATTGCCAGTCAGCCCTCTTTCGCGGCGACGGTGTCCCGCGCGAAGACCCAGCAATCGCGCCCATCCAGGCGCACGATCTGGGTGTCGTCCGGCTGGACGGCGACGGCATCGATGCGGTCGTGGGCATTGGAGAGGCGATGGTCCACCAGGTCGCCAATCTTGCGCTGCATCTGCTGTCTCCCTTCCGGTTGGTCCTCGACCCCAGCATGGAGCGTCAGCCATGCCGGAGCCGAGGTATTCGCCGTGGCGCCGGAGTGGGCAGACCATGGCAAACTGGTGGCGGATGGCGGGCTTTGCCCCGTGTCTCAGGTCTCCAATGTCCCTTGCGGGAGAGGTTGACCGCCGTGGGCCTTGCGAGCCGTACCGGACCATCCTGGTTATTCTGGAAGAGCCGCCCTGCCGCTGCAGCCCGCTCCTTCAATGACGCGCAGATCGGCAGGCGCGCTCTGGGTATTCTGGTTGCGGGGGCAGGATTCGCACCCGGCGATCTCCGAGGGTATGAACCTGGTGGGATGGCCACTTCCCCACCCCGCGAAACTGTCAGTCGTTAAGCACCACCGTCAGGGCCGGGTCGGCCTTGAGGCGGTCGAAGGTCCCTTTGCTGACACGCAACACCTGCCACGCCTCGACGAAGTGCCCGCCGCAACGGTAGCGGCCGGCCTTGGGGCCGCGCACGCTGACCTCGCGCAGCGCCTCGGCGGGCACATCCGCATCAACCGGCAGCACGACAGCTTGCGTATCCGGCCGGTCGGCGGGCGGGGTTTCCTGCGTCCCGACCGGCGTGGCCAGGTCAGGCAGGTCGGGCAGCGCAATAACGGCGGCGACCGCCGCTTCGACCAGCCCGATCGTCTCGGCCTGTTTGGCCTGGGCATTGTGTTTGTCAGCGTCGCTGGCATCCGCCGCCAGCGCCGCGATCGCCGCCTGCGCTTCGGCCGCCGCCACGGTGACCTGGCGCAATGTGTCGCGTGCAGCCATCCACTCGGCCAGGATGCCGGCGGGCGGCGAAATCTTGGGGGCAGCAGCCTTTGCGGTGGGACGTTTGGCCATCAGGGCCTCCTTTCGGGTCTTGCGGCAGCCGTCGCCATGGACGGCTCTCGGAAGACCCGCCGCCCGGTTGAGACGGACGACGGGAACGGCCGGGGGGATGCGGACGAGGTGCCCCGGCCGAAGGTGTCTAGGAGGCGAGCCAGGGCACGACGACCAGCTTGGCCGTGCCGCGCCACGGATTGGTCTCGCCGCCGGCGGTGTTTTCCGAATTGAGCAGCTTGCGCCCGGCTTCTTCATTGGCAGGGCCGACAATGAGCGTGTCGGGCATGACGCCAATCGGCCGGCCATAATCGCCCTTCATGCTGGTGAGGGCCTGCCGCGCCGCCTTGTAGCGGGAGGCTTCCAGCGTCTGCTTGGAGCCCCAGCACCACTGCCAGAAGCCATAGCCGACGGTCCAGCGGCCATCGGCGCCATAGACGAATTCGCCATTCATAAAGACCCGATCGTCGCGCGGATCGTCCTTGGCGACGAACTGGGCCTCCTTGCGCATTTGCAGGATGATCGGGTTGATCGGCTGTTTGGAGTCGATCAAGAACCAGGGCTCCCCGGAACCGGCATCGGTATTGGCTACCGAGACCACTTCGCCCGCTTCGTTCAAGACCGGATGGTCAGTGTCGAAAAAGCTCTGCTTGTCGTAGCAGTCGGTCGAAAAGCCGTTCCGGAGCGCAGCGAAGACCAGCATATCCTTGGCTGCGCCGACCGCCCGGCCCATGGCCGTGAAGCGCGGGGCGAAAATGCCTTCCATATCGTCTTCGATATTCTTGCGCGGGACCGCGATCGTGTCTTCCCAGTCCTCGTTTTCCAGGAAGTAGTTGTAGGCCTTGAGCGCATTGATCTGGCGCGGGCCGACCCACTTCTTCATGCCGGGGATGTCACCCAGCCAGGCATATTGGTTGGCGGCCCCGACCGACGGCACCTGCGTGGCCACCAGCGGCCACTGGCTCGGCGCCTGGGCCAGGCCGTCGGCAAAAGCGGTGGAGAAGCCGGTATTGACGGCGGCCAGCACGGCCGAATTGATGACTTTCATGACGGAGTTCCTTGCTGGAGAGCGATCGAGGGACGGCGAAGCTGCGGCTAAATCGCCGGGTTAGCGACGCCGGCGAGATAGGCCTGCACGGCCGCCTCGTCGAAGACGCACCACACGCCCTGGTCATCGACATCTTCGACGAAGCCACCGATCGAGCGGGTATTGGTGCCGCTGGTTTTCGCCACCGTCTCGTCATCGACGACGTAAAAGATCTTGCCGATATCGGCGATCGTGATGGCGTCGGTAGAGGTCGAATTTTTGAAGCGAAACCGGCCGGCGCGCCACTCGATCACCTCGTCGCCGGCATTGGCGCCGCCGGTCCTGGCCTCCATGGCGACGCCAGCGCCAACCAGGTCGGTCGCCGTAGCGCCCTTGGTCAGGTAGCCCGCGGCGTTGCGCATCAGGATGGCGCCACCGAAGACGACGACGCTGGCCGCCAGGCCATCGACGCGGTTATCGCCTTCCCGGCGCGGGGTGTTGCGGTCGGCAGTCAGTGCCATTTTCAAACTTCCTCGTATCCGGCGGCGGTGGCCGCGCCTGTTTTGGGGATCGGCGGCTACAGCGCGGCTTCGCGCTGCTCTTGGGCGTCGAGCTGGGCGATATAGGCGTCGCGGTTGAGCTGCATGGCGGAGACCACGGCCTCCTGTTCGAGGGTCAGCACACGCTTGCCATCGCCGCTCTTGCCCGGAGGCGTCGGCAGCGCAGCGCTGCGGCCCAGCGCCGGCAGATCGTTGATGATGGCCTCGGCGCCGGCCGGGTCGGCCATGTGCATGGCGATGAAGCGCTCGCGCTGCGCGGAGACGCCGACGCGCTTGGCGGCGATGGCCGCATCGACGAAGCTGGTGGCGGCCTTGCGGCGCCCTTCGTCGCGCAGCGCATTGAGTTCGGTGCCCAGCGTCTTCAGCTCGCCCTGGAGCGACACGATGGTCGCTGCGTCGGCATCGCTGGCAACCAGCTGCTTGATGGCCGCCACCACCTCCTCGACTTTGGCCCCCTTGGCCAGGCCGGCCGCTTCGGCCAGCGGATCGACCTGTGCCTGCAAGGCGATCCTGTGATCGGCCTGCTGGCTGTGCAGGGTGGTGATGGCGGTGACCAGCGCGTCTTCGCTGGTGTCGGTGGGCAGCTTCAGCGCTGCAATCAGCTTGGCAAGCAGGTCCATGTCGGTTTGCTCCTGGTGCAGGGTCACCAGACCCTTGAGATTGGGTTTATTCACGAGGCTGGCGCGCAGCACCGCATCGATATTGCCGGCCTTGTCGTGCAGAATGACGGGGCTGATGCCGCGATAGGCGCGGCCGCCGACCAGGCGCCGGCCGCGCGGCGTCCATTCGGCCTTACCCCAGATGCCGTCGGCGCGATTTTCCAGCGCCACGATCCAGCCCATGGCCGGCGCGGGCAGGCCCTTGGGCGCCGCCAGGTCGGTCGAGTGGTTTTCGTCGATCACCAGGCGCTCGCCGGCCTGCAAGAATTTTTCCAGCAGCGCCTGCACATTGCGGATGCGATAAGGCCCACGGCCGTCGCCGCTGCGGATTTCGCCGGCGGGCAGCAGGTGAATATATTCAGGAGGTTCGGCGCCGCTCAGCCCGATCGCCGCGCATAGCGCAACCGTACCGGCCGGGGCGGCCTCGGCCATGAGGGAGACGGTGAGGTGATTGACGCTGCTGTTCATGGCCGGCACATTGCCGTGGCGCCTCGGTGCTTCGCGCCCCGGAAGCGTTTCCGGTCAGTTCAACACCAGTTCCGGCGCTTGCCCTCCCAGGGCCGCGCCAGTTCTTCGGCGATCAGCACCTCGCCCAAGTCAACACCGCCAACCCGCACATAGGCCAGCGTCCGTCCATTTCGATCAAAACCCGTCCGCCCCAGATAGAGCCGCCCGCCGCTCAGCAGTTCGGCCAGGCGCTGGGCAGCCACATGGCCCAGGCGCAATTCGGCGTCGCATTTGGCCGACTGGATTTCCGGCGTGTCGATATTGACGATGCGCACCTTCTCGCCACGCACCCAGAATGTGTCGCCATCGACCACGCAGGTGACCCGCTTGCCGCTGCCGCACTGCTCATAATCGAATGCAGCGGCGGCAATAGCCAGCACAGCCCAGATGGCCATCGAGGCGAGGACAATGCGCGGCACGACAATCAAGGGGCGACGGGCGATCTTTCGAAGCTCCTTCAAAGGCTTTCAAATGGCCGGTGGCGCGTTTTTGGAGCCGCCGTGCGCCTTTGTCCAGCCCGGAAGGTTACGCGCACCAGCGGCCAGCCCGTCGCGCGATTGGGCATCGCGGTTGCAATTGAGCCCTAAAACTACGATATTGCAGTTGCGCTCGAGCCAGAACAGCCGGCCCTAGTTGGCCGTGAGGGATCAAGGTTCGGCCCTCCGGGCGTCATTCCCATCCCTGTCCCTGTCGCACCACCCGGCCGCTGCCGATCCGCCGTTTGGCCTGGCCGCGGTTGATGCGGTGCAGGCCCAAGAGCCGGAGGCTGCCATCCGCTTCCCGTTTGATATAGGCGGCCCAGAACTTCCCTTCGACCAGGCCGATCAGCCGGAAGTGATACGACCGAACCGGGTCCATGACCACGGTGGCATAGTCCAGCAGCGCCTGCGTCACGCTGCGATAGGCCCGCGCGGTCGCCTCTCGATGCTTGAAATGCCGGCGTACCGTATCGGCGGAGAGGACGATCGCTTCACCCGGCCGCGCACCCAAGGCGGCGGCCAGCGCGCGCGGCGGTTGCGCCACCGGCACGGAATAGCCACCGGCCAGCCGCATGGCGTCCCGCACCAGCAGGTCCACCTGCTCCGCCGCCGTGTCCGGCGGCCGCGTCTGGGCCGCCGGCAGCGGCTCTCCCCCGCGCAGCGTGTCCCAGGCCATGCCGACATTGCCCTCAAAGCCATCGTCGGGCGGGATGGCCAGGCGCGGGTCATCATCGGCCGTCACCGTCCAGCCATAGCGCACCAGGTCGCGCTCAGAGACAATCATGACGTGGCAGCGGCAATTGAAGCCGTTGGGCGGGAAATGCGTGCGCCAGAACCAATGGTCGATCGGCAGGATGACATCATGCCATTTCCGATGCGTGTCGCGCACGCGATGGTCGCCGGCTGTGACATAGCGGAAATAGTAACGCAGGCGCGGATTGGCCGCTTGCAGGCGCCTGGCCTGTTCCCACCGTCCTGCCGCCCGTGCCCCGAAGGTTTCCATCCGCCAGATCAGGTTCGAGTGCCAGCCAGGATCGCTGGGCGTGGCCCAGCCATAGCGGTCGGCTATGGCCTGGTAGCGTGCCTTGAAATCGTCCGGCGTGCCACCCTCCGCATAGATCTCGCCGGCCGCCGCCAAGAGGTCCTTGTGCATGGCCTCGGCTTGCGCATCCACCACCGTTTCCGCGCGGGCGCCGGCGGCGCGCAGCAAGGCGCGCCAATCACTATCGGCAATGGCCAGGCGATCCTTGAGATAGGCGATGGCCTCGACAAAGGGGACAGCGCCCCGCTCAACCGCCGGCATCGACACGGCCAGCCAGTTCGGCCAGCACCAGGGCGCGGGTCATCAGCGCTTTCAGCTCGGCCAGCGGCAGGCCGGGCCAGCGCGCCCGCAAAGCGGCCTCACGCTCGGCCGGTGTGGCATGCTGCTCGACGATATCGGCAATAGCGTCGAGCAGGGCCGCCTCAGCCGCAGCCGATACCGTGGCGGCGTCCAGGGCCAGGCCATCCATATCCGGCACATCCATCTGCGCATGCCGTGACTCGTCCCTTGCCGGCAGCAGTGGCGGCGGCGGTGCGATGACTGACGCAGGCGCCAGAACCTCTTCGCCATCCTGCGGCTCGGGCAGGCCGACCAGGTCGCGCATCGAGGATGCCGAAACCCGCAGCCCCATCGGCACCAGGCGCGACACGGCCGAGACCGTCTGCTCCACGTCCTTCTGGTCCGGCCGGCCGATCTTGAGGCGCGGGCACGGCCAGTTCGGGCCGCGCTCCAGCATGATCCAGGTGCGGATCAGGTCGCGGTTGAGAATGGCGCTGATCGCCTTGGCGTCGGCCTTCTCGATATCCTCTTGCACCTGGCGGTGCTCCTGGCCCACCGCATGACCGCCGGCAATGGCGTCGGTCGTGGCCGTCTGGCCCAGAACGGCCTTGGACACCTGCTGATCGAGCCAGTCCGCGCGCTCCTTATACATGCCGGTCGAAGAGCCGATCGAGCCGGTCTGCTCGAAGTCGATCTGCATGGATTCGGGGATGATGGCGGCGCAGTCGCCGGCAATATTGGCGACGGCGCGGAACAGCGTGTCCTTCTCGGCCTGGCTGGCGCCGGGCCCATATTTGCCCACCCGCAGCGGCTGGCCATAGGTCTGGATGAAAATGGCCCAGTCCCGGTTGGCATAGGCCTTGAACATCCAGGCCCAGGCCACGATGCGGGCCAGCCCGCTGCGCAGCGGCAGGCCCGATTTGGCTTTCATCACCGCCGCGATGAACTTGCCGGGCGGCAGCTCGACCAGACCGCCATTTTCGTCGAGCATCATCGGCGTGGTCAGGTTGTCCCGCGCCGGCTTGAACCAACGCGGGTCGCGCCATTCCAGACGCTCGGGCCGCCACTGGCCCGAGGACGTGTCCCAGATGATTTCCGTATAGCTCACGCCCTTGCCGATGGCGTCGAGGATGTCGAACATTTCATCTTGCAACTCGTCGCGCATCAGCCAGTCGCGTACCATGTCGGCCGTCTCGACGTCGCCGGCGGCGTCGCTGGCCGCCTCTACCGTGATGTCGAGCTGGCTCACCGAACGCTTGCGCGTGCCCAGCACGCCGGCATAGTGCAGGTCGCGCTCCTCGATCGTCTCGGCCAGTTCCAGATAGCGCAACGGCTCGCCCTGGTCGGCCTCCCGCAGGATCGAGGCCAGGCGCAGCGGGTTGAGCCCGTCGCCCGGATAGCCTGAAAGCGGGGTGCGCACGCCCGAAATGGTCGGCCCGGCGACTTCGGAGATCAGAACCTTCTTCTCGATCGGCCGGCCGCGATGATCGACCAGGCCCTTATAGGTTTCAGCCATTCTAGTCCTCGATCCGATGCGGTGGTGCCGATGATGGCAGCGATGGAATGAGTGCCAGTGTCCACCATCGGCAAGCAGTCGCGGCCTTGGGAAAGGGGATTCCGGTTGCTTCGAGCAACCAGATGTCGGCGCCGTCGGTGACCCAGATCAGTCGGCCGGCCGGTGGTATGTCGTCCCTCTCGCGCCAGCTCGGTTCGGGGTCGATATCGGCGGCGATCTCACGGCCGAGATAGAGCACCATCACACACTCCCCCGCAATCCAGCCCCCAGCGGCCCGGCGAATTCGTCACGACGACCGCCGCCATAGTCATCGCCATGATAGGGGCGCTCCATCATCCGGCCCGGCGCCGGCGCGCTGGCGCTGCCGGCACCGCGATAGTCGTATTCCACCACGCCCTGGACCGAGGCGAACCACATCAGCATGCCGGCAATGCCCACGTCGCCATGGCGCTCAAGCCCATCGGCCTCGCCCTTGTAGCGCATGTCGTCGGGCACCTTGATTACGCCGCCCTGGTAGATCAGCGCCTGGTGGTCGCGCACCACGTCGAGATCCATGGGCAGCACGATGGTCCCGTCGGTGAAGGCCTCGATGTAGGGCACTGCATTGACCCGATACCATTCGGTCGAGAACTTGACCTCATAGACCCGTTCGCCGAATTTCTGGCGCAGCGTCTCGGCCAGATAGGCGCCGTTGCCGGTGGCGTCGCAGGCCCCGCCCGAAAAGCGCGGCAGGTGCTCGACGATAAAGAACATGATGTCGCGCTGTGTTTCGAACGGCACATTCCGCAGTTCGACCAGGAGCCGCGTTTCGCGGTCCAGGGTCTGGGTCAGCTCGGCAATGAGCACCGCCGTGGTGTCGCCGGATCGCGCAAAGTCCTCGCCGAAATAATGCGGCCGGTCGGCCCTCAGCTTGAGCAGGTGCGGCAGCAGTTTTTCCCGGCACCACGCCCTCGTCTCTGCCTCGCGCACATGCTTGGGCAGGTTCTTGAAGCTGTCCTTGAGCGCCCAGCGCACGACCGGAATATTGGGCCGCATGCAGGTCTCGATCTCCACCCGCGTCAGCGCCGCGCCGGCCATTTCGGCCGGAATGCAATCCAGCTCCTGTTTCATGGCCGCTTCGCGCACGCCATAGGAGCCGCGAATCTTGGCCTCCCAGGCCGCCTTACCCTCCGGCGTTGGGATGCGGTTGCGCACCAGGCAGACGCGCTCATAGAGCCCGTTTTCGACAGCTTTCGAGAAGGGGATGAAGTGCAGCGAATACGGCACCTTGCCCGCCTTGGCCTCGCGGATCAGCTCGTTGAAGGCATTGAGTACCCCGTTATGGGTCGAAATGATGCGGATGCGGCCGCCCCAGATCAGCAGCGCGTTCACCGCATCCAGCACCAGGCGCACATCCTTATGGAATGCCGCCTCGTCGATGCAGACCGTGCCCTGGAGCCCGCGAATATTCTCCGGCCGGCTCGACAGCGCCTCGACGCGAAAACCCGAGGCGAAGATGACCCGGAAGGCAGCAATGTGCTGGGTCGTGCCGTCGTCCCTCTGGTCGAGGAACATGAATTCCTCGATCGCCACCAGTTCCTTGGCCACCGTCTTGGCGAAGCTGGCCACATAGCCGATGAATTCGCGGCCCTTGTCCTTGGTGTCGCCGATATAGAAATAGTTCTCGCCGCCGGCCGAACGCGCGGCTGCGGCGATCAGCGTCGCGTCCAGCGCCTCGGCAAAGGTGATGCCGGTGCGCCGCCCTTTTTCGCCCAGCTTGAGCGCGCTCTTGTCGTCGATCCACTCGACCTGGTGCGCCATCAACACGCCATCGGCCAGCGGGTCGAAGTCCTCGGCAATATCGGCGCCGCGCGGCAGTTCGGCCATCAGCTCCGCCGTGACGCGCGGCATCACCGGATCGGTGAAGACCATCTGGGGCAGCGGGCTAGTCATACCAGCCCACCCAGTTTTCAGCCAGGGCGCGCCACCGCATATTGCGGAGCTGGACCCACCATTTATGCAATTTATGCACTTCGGCAGTATTGGCGCCGCGCATCCCGGCTTCCACCGCGCGCATCAGCGTCTGGCATTCGGCAGGCGAGCTGACCCACAGGCCGGCAATGACATGCCCATTTTTCATAGCTCCGTATCCAGCTTCATCGCTTCACCCGGCTTCTTCGGCCGCACGCCCAGGAATTCGCGCCGCATCTGCGCAATGGCCTCGGCCGAAACGCCCGCTTCGCGCACCACACTCTCGGCCTTGTCCAGCAGCTCATCCTGCGCCGCCTCGATGGCGGCCTGCGCCTTGGCCCGCGCGGCTGCTGACATCTGGCCCGTCTGCACGAGGGACTGCATGCCCCGCGCCAGTTCCATGGCTTCCTTAGGCTTCAACTCGCGGCCGCGCGCCCGCAAGATGTGGAAGAAGGCCGACTTGGCCATTTCCAGGATCATCACCGTCAGGTCTTCGTTCTCGACAGCGTCGAGCCGGCTCGCCAGTGCGGTGGCGATAGTGCGCGTTTCCTCCATGTCCCGCGCCAGTTCGGCCTGGAACACGCTGTAGCGGTGAAAGGACGAGAAGGCGGGAATGTCGAAATCCAGCCCCTGTTCGCCCTGCAGCGCGATCAGCTTTTCGCGGAATTCGGCATAGATATCGGTTAGCGTCCGCGTGCGTGACGCCAGCTCCTGGCTGGCCCACACCACGATATCGCCGGCCTCGGCCGGCAGCAATTCGATGGAGGAAAGACGGCCCCGGCCACGACGCCGGCGGCGGTCGGCCTGGGCCGGAGCGCGATCATCCGCCATCTCTATTCTCCCGGCCGGCCGGGGCGCTTGATACCGTCCAGGGCGATTTCCCGCCGCAAATGCCGATGGCCGCGCTCGGTCAGCGTCGCCACCTGGATGGAGCCGGCCTGCTGCACCACCACGGCACCCCGTTCGGCCAGCCAGGCGAATTCGTCATGCACCCAGCCCCGGTCGACCCAGATGCCGAACACGGCGAGCTGCGGGATCATCAGGTCCGAGTTGAGGCTTTCCTTCGGCTGGCTCGCCAGTTCCTTGAGGATGACCAGCCGCGCCTGCTCGCGCATCAATGTGTCCATGTCGCTCACGGCCGGCTCCTCGTTGCGGGCTTCTGCGCTGCCGCCTGGGCGGCCGACTGGGCCTGCGCGGCCTGCTGGATCAGCATTTCCTGCATCCGCTCAGCAATGGCGGCTACCGGCCGCAGATCGGCCCGCATTTCCTTGAACTCGCCCCGCATGTCGCTGACGCTCAGCTCCAGCCGGTGCTGGCTGTCCTTGTCCGGCATCTGCTGCATCATGGTTTCAAGGTGGCTCACCCGCCCGCCGATGGCGTCAGCCTTGTCATCGACCAGCTTGCACTCAGCAAAAGCCTCCCGCCGCAGCACGGCGATGGACTCCTTCACGCTGCCGATTTCGGTGGCATTCTTCTTCGCCGGCGACTGGAAAATGTTCCAAAGCGTCGTGCTTAAGGCCACGACCAAAGAAATGCCCGACAGCCACGGCACCATATCCAAAAACGTCATGGGCCTACTCGATCCACTTCTCTTCGCTGCGGCCCCACTTGCCGCGCATCAGCTCCAGCACCGTATGGCCGCCCATATGCAGGCTGAGATAGGCCCCGGTCAGCGCCAGCAGATCGCCCACTTCGGGCGCCGGCAGCGGCTCGGCCAGACCCGCCAGCCGCATGCCGGCATTGGCCAGATGCACCAGAACCAGCGTCCAGGCCCAGGCGAACATCAGGAAATACTGCCACACATAGAGCCAGGCCCAGGTCCAGAGCGGCCCCTTGTTCATCGCCGCCAGCAGCAGCTCGTTGCTCTGTTTCTGCTGGTCGTTATGCGCGCGCTGCAATTCCGCCTGGGCCAGCAGCAGGTCCGGCATGGTCGCTTCGGCCGCCGCCACCTTGTTGCGCACGGTCTGGCTCGTGCCATTGCCGATGGCCACCTCGACCTGCTCGCGCGTCGCAATTGCCGGCTCCATGCCAAAGCTCTTCGCCAGCGCATCGATACCGATTTGCGCAATCGCCTCGGCATCCTGGCCGAAACGCTGGCCGATCACCTTGGCCAGGATAGGCGCACCCAGATTGAGCAGGATTTGGTCAAGCGCCATGGCTGGCCTCCGATGCACGGGCAAAGGCCGTGGCCTGCTGCCGGTTGACGAAAGCGCGCCAGATCAGCCAGCACGCCAGGGCAAAAAGGCAAAGGCCGAGTCCCGTCGCCAGCCAGTCGGCCAGTTGTGGCGCCTGGTCAGTGATCCGGTCGGCCGGCACGGGTGGGTGGGTTACCGGGTCCACGACGACAGCGGCGGCGCCGCCCGTGCCGCTGCCAGCCGCCCCGATCGCCTGCTTTTTGGCGGTGGCACGCGCGGCCGCTGCTTCGTCATCCAGCCGCTGCTGCACGCTGGCCGCGTCGAGCGCCATGGCGGCCAGCGCCCGCGCCACGCTTTTGGCCTGGATATCGGCAATGCGATTTGTCCAGCCGCGCCCAAAACTCTGCCACAACGATTTGAGCGACTGCACGAAACCTAGCCGCCGCGAGCACAGGGCCTTGATCGTCTTGACGTGGTCGTTTTTGGCATCGAGCGCCGCCAGCAGCCAGGCGCGGCCGCGCACCGGCCCGGAATTGACCGAAGCATCATAGGTTGCCAGATCGACGCCCGGAAACAGCCGCTCGCACGAAGGGTTGCCCAACCAATAGCCGGTGAAGAAGATCATGAGCGCTTCGTCGCGGGTGATGAGGGCCACGCTGCGGCGAGGCTGCTTCTGGCTGTCGCGCCATTCGTCATAGCGTGCTTGAGTCACCCCACCCATGGTCTTGCCGCCAGGGTCTTTCAGGTTGTCGCTCCACCCGCCCTCCCACACCGCCGTGACCGCGTGACATTGCAGGAATTTCTGGCTGTAGAGGCTGGCCATCGGGTGGCACCTTGCGTGACGCTGAAACTACCGGCACAGTGCCGGTGATATCCCGCTATTCGCGCCCCGGAAGCGTTTCCGTCCCATCGCCAAACATGTCCGCCTGCCGCTGGCGTTCGCGTGCGCGGCGATAGCGCACGGCCCGATCGGTCAGGCCGAGCGCCCGCGCAATGCTTGCCTCCGTGCCCCCAGCCTGTTCCAGCTCTGCATAGCGCCGGTTGAGCTGCCGGCGAAAGGCGGCATAGCTGCCGGTGGGGCCGAGCGGGATATCCACCCGTCCATAGCCGATAGCCGCGACAATGGCGCGGGCTTGGCTCTCGCCCACCAGCGTCACCAGCCAGTTTTTCGGCCATTTGTTAGGGATATCAACGCGTCTTCCGCCATAATGCTCGGCCAGGCGCAGGGCCGTGTCGAGGTCGGTGGCCTCGGCAATGCGGATCAGCAAAGGCGGCAAGTCATCCAGGCGCGGATCAGTCATGGCCGCCGCCCTTTTTTCGGCCCGGCCGGAACGCCATACTGCGCGACAGCGTGGTCACCACCACCGCCTGGTCCGGCGCCGTCTGCTTGAGCACCAGGCGCACGTTGTCGATGCACACGGCCAGCGCACCCAACTCGGCCCCATTGCGCGTCATATCCGCCATCAGCGCCTTGACCGCGCCGACATCGAGCCCGTGTTGGCGATCCAGCCAGCGCAGCACCGCATGGTCGCTCACCCGCACCGTGACCCGCCGCCGCTTCATTTCTGCCACCAGCTCAGTTCGTGGCCGGGCTCCTCCGGCCATTCCGGCACCGGTGCTGGGCGCGCCGTCGATTCCGCCACCAGCTCCGCCCGTATCAGCTCCGCCAGTTCCCGCTCCAGCCGCCGGCGCACCAATGCGCGCGGCGAGACGTGCGCGACACGCGCCAGTCGCTGCTGCAATTGGTGCCTGCGCTGGCTGAAGCCGGGAAGCGCCATCATCATGCCGCCTTGCGCGCGGCCGCGCGCCGCCTGGCCTCGCCCCTAACGGCCAGGGCTTCGTCCTGCGGCCGATGGTAGAGCTGCGCCATGCCCGGCCGGATATGCAAAATGGATGACCGCGCAGGTGCCGACGCCCGACAGTCCCAGACAAACCAGGCATAGGCCGTGGCCGAGCTGGCTTCCGGGTCCCAGCAGCCTTCGATCATCGGCACCCGCTCGGCGAAGGGACAGACCAATGCCGGCTTGCGCGTGCCGGAAAAAATCGTCTGATAGCGCTCGCCACCCTCCAGCCATTGCAGCCGCAGCAGCATGGAAACGCCGTCGCGCGCGATGGTGAGGGCCCGGTCCACGAACCGATCGGCCAGGGCAAAGGGCGGATTGGCGATGACCCAGTCCGGCCGTCCGATCACCTCGGCGCTGGCCATGGTAAAGTCCAGGTCGCGTCGCTCGCCATAGCCCCAGTCATGCACATCACTGGCGCGCACGCTGGCGAAATATTCCGCCAGCGGGATGGCCATATGGCCCTGGCCGCAGCACGGATCATAGGCGCTGGACGTGCCGGCATGGCCACCGCTCACCAGCCCTTCGGGCACCAATACCTCTTCCACCAGCGCGCGGGTTGCCCATGGCGGCGTCGGGTAGAGGTCGAGAGCGCTTGCCGGGTCGCGTCGGCGGGCCATGACGGCAGTGCTGAGATCGCTCACTTGCCGCCTCCCAACTGCTGCCGGATCAGCCGGCCCATGCGGGAGATTTCGGCGGTGACGCTCGGCAATTGCGTCAGGGGCGCGCCGGACCAGCCGAGCCGCCGCCGCTGCGCTGCCATCACCGCATATTGGCGTGCGCCCGGCGTATCGGCCTTGCCGCTGGGCCAGGCCACGCCGCCATCACGCGCCAGCCAGGCCTTGAGCCCGTCAACCACCGCGCTGCCATGCGCCGGGTTGTGCACCCAATTGGCGTGGTCGATATGCGTCTGTCGCTTGATCCAGGTCACAAGTGCCCGGTCGCTGCGGTTGCGCACCACGCCCAGGTGATAGCCCGAAATCCACAACGCCCGCGCGATCGCCACATAGGGTCCGTCCAGATCGAGCGCGCCATTGCCGTCGGCAAGCCCCTGCAAATGCTGGATCACTCTGCCGGCCTGCTCCACGCGCAGCCCCTTGGCACTGCGCTGGCCGGCCTGCTGCTGGAGCATGTCGCGGTAAGCATCGTCATCCAGTCCCACCTGGGCCTTGAGCGCATGGATGGCGCCGATCTGCGCCTTGCTGGCCAGCATCACATTTCTCCCATGTCATCGAGCAGCGCTGTCGCGGCCTTGCGCGCGCGCAGCCAATTGGCATAAGCCCAGTCCTTTTCGGCTCTGGACTGGTCGATCCGGTACAGTGCGCGCCAGACGACCCGGATTTGCTGGGCCAGCCAGGCCGGCCCGAAGGCTTCCACCGCCTCAACGACCGTGCATTCCCTGATGGCCAGGCCTCGTGCCACCTCGGCAACGGAAAGGCCTTCGCCCAGCCCCCACAGCATCGGCTCGGCCAGCGCGCGTGTCATTTGGCGTCGCTTCATGGTCCGGCTCCGCCAGCCATGAAGTCGGTCCAGAAGCGCAACTGCGCGGCCACCATGGCGGGCAGTCGGCCATCGGCTTCCCGCCGCGCCAGCAGCGCGGCCAGCCGCACATGCAGATAATTCGCACCAGCAGAAAAGCCGGCCTGCTCACAGGCGCGAACCAGCAGCCCGCCATGGGTCACCACCAGGCCGTCCGGCAGCCGCACCAACATGGCAGCACGGTCCCGGTTGTTTTCCGCATTGAGGATATGCGCTGCCGGCGGAAACATGTGTTCCTGGCCCTGCCTGACGCCGCGGATCGTCGGCAATGGATGGTTCATGCCGGACCTCCCGCCTGCCGGCGGAAGCGCAGCCCCATCCGCCGTGCTTCCGCCGCGACGGACGGATATGGCCGGCCGATCCGCGCGGCGACATCGACCAGCGCCAGGTCCTTTTCCGCCGCATCGGTCAAGAGCTGCCGCTCCTGCGGGGTCCAGGCGCGCCGCTGGCGGAAACCGAGCAAGCTGGCCTTGGTGGCGACGGCCGGGCGGGGACGCCCCAGTTCGGCAGCGATCTGCGCCACCGGCACATGCTGCTTGTAGCGCTCCTCGAGGATGGCGATCTCGGCCGGCGTCCAGGACTCGGCGGCCCTGTTGACCCCATTTTTCTGCGCGAACTTGTAGATCGCCGTAATCCCGCGCTCGAAGCCTGCCGCTTTCAGGTCCTGCAGAATGGCCGCATAGGTCTTGCCCGCCTCGAGTCCGGCCAGGGCAATGGCCTTTTCCGGGTCTGACCAGTATTTTACCCGATCGCGCGTGAGCCCCAGGGCAATGGCCCGCATCTGGATGGCAACGCGGCCGCGCTGATAGCCGGCATCGGCCAGCAATTGCACGATATCGAATATCCGCACCTCGCGTTTATAGGCATCGGCGACGATCTGGTCTTCGTCATCGCTCCATTGCTGGGCGGCGCGCGCGCTGGCAAAACCCAGGCTCTGCGCCCGCGAGGAAATATTGCCCAGCGAACGATGCCGATAGCCGGCCCTGGCCAGGTCCTCGGCAATCTGGCGTACGGTGCGTCCGCGCTGATAGCCCGCCGCGATGATCCGGTCTTCTTCGGCCAGGAAGCCGCGCCGGCCTGCATTTGGTACGGGCGCAGGCACCGCATCGGGCAGAGCGGAGAGGAGTCCGGCCACGCCCGCCGCACCCAGATCGGCGGGCGGCACGATGTCCGGCGCCCGGCCGCGATGCGCGCTTCTGACCGGGCCGCCGCGGAAACGCACGCGCCGCGGGCCGGCGATCGCTGGCCCGATGGCCAGGAATTCGCCATCCGCCAGCGTGCGCAGCGCCGCCGCGCGGGCGGCCGTAAACCCCAGAAGGCCGCCAGCGCGCTCCAGATCGCGGTCGAACATCGTCCGGCCGACAATGACATTGGTGGCCTTGGCGATGAGCGACTTGCTGGTTTCCGCGATGCGCTGGGTGGCGATGACCGCGCACAAGCCCCGTTTGCGCCCCCTGCCCATCAGTTCGGCCAGGGCAACGATGGCCCCTTTGCGCGCCGCCGGGGTGGCATCGCCATTGTCGTAATACGGCGCCAGGGCCTGGACTTCATCGATCAGCACCAGCATGGGCTGCCAATGAGCCGCCGGCACCTCGACAAGGGCAGTTGCCAGGCGCGCCACCAGCCCCAATCGTGCATCGGCCGATGCGTCGGAAAGGTCGAGGACCGCCGAATAGCGGTGCTGGCGGATATGCTGCGCCAGCGCCTCGGGGCCCACCCGTTCGGCCTCCGCCGCACTGATGATTGCAAGATCGCAAACCTCGGCCAGGGTGACGAATTCGCCCTCGCCATCGATGAGCAATTGCTGGATATGACCGAAGGCCTGCTCGAACAGCCGCCGCAGCAACATGGACTTGCCGGCGCCGGAATTGCCCTGGATCAGCAGGCGGCCGGCAATGAGCCGGGGCAGGTCCAGCACCAGCGGCTGGCCATTGTCGATCTGCATGCCCAGGGTGAGGGCGCCGGGTGCCGGCGCCTCTTCGCTGTAATCCGCACTCTGCGCCTGCCGCTCGGCGATCGTGGCGGGATGGCGGGCGATAAGATCGTTCAATTGCTGTCGATTGAGAGCCATGACGCTGGTCCTTCCGGTTCAGCTAGCCGTGTCGTCGAGCGCGGCAATGGCCTGCGCCGCCGTCCGCCGTCCCAACTCGGCGGCGGCCAGTTCCCGGCGCTCGTTCGCCTGTTCGCTTTGCAGGCGCTGGATTTCGGCCTCCCGCGCCTGGATGCGCTCCACGAGTTCGTTACTGGCGGCGATGCAACGATCCAGCTCGCAGACAAACCCGGATCGCACCAGCGCGATATGGTCGGCCGGACCGGTGACCCGTGCGGCGCTGCTGGAAGATGTACTGTCCATGTGTGACTCCATTTTTCTAGGATTGGTCGCGGTCAGGCCCCGCATGGCCTTCCACCGCCGTCATCGCCGGCAGGTCTTCCGACCGGACGGCAAGCGGCCGCTCGGCGAGCGCGTCGGGACGTCCGCGCAGGGCGTGGAGCTTGTCGATGTCGTAATGCGGGTCGAATACAGCCCGGCCGCGATAGGTGAAGACCTCGCGGGCCTCGTGCTCGATGGCGGTAATGACCGCCAGGAAGGCCGTCTGCACGATCTCGCCGCGCCTCATGTGGCGCGAAAGCAGCCATTTCCGACTCTTCCAGGTCAGCGCCGCGCCGCTCACATTGTCCCGGCCATAACAGATGATCTGCAAGGCCACGATGTCGTCGCCGCCCAGGGTCGGCGGCGGCTTGACGCCGATCCGGACCAGCCTGAAGTCGAAACCCGGATAGACCAGATCGTCCAGGATGGCGCGGATCTCGTCGTCGGAAAGAAAATCCATCAGGACAGCCCTCCCAGGGCAGCAAGGGCGCGCCGGGCGATCTCGACCAGGGCAGTGCCGCCACCGATCAGTGCGGCCCAGCTCACCAGCGTCGCCATGACGACGATCCAGCTTCGAGGCAGGTCGCGGCGGCTCACGTTGCGCTCTCCCCGGTCAGCTCGGCCTCGAACGGCTCGACGCTGAATTCCTCGCCGGCCGAGCCGATGGCGACACCGGCAATGGTGCGTGCCGTCGCCGGCTCTTTCAGCATCGCCTCCTTGTCCACCTCGACCTTGGTGCGCAAAAACCGCTTGAAGCCGAGCGCCTGGATGCGCTCGACCACGGCATCCACCCTGGTCAGCCGCACCGAGGGCGGCAGGCTGCGCCAGCGCAACACGCCGGTCCCCAGATCCACGGTCTTGCTCTTGTCGCCGCCGGTGAGCCGTGTGCGGTTGGCATCGGCCCAGATGCGCACGCCTTCGGTCTTTTCGCTGATGGCCTCGCTGAGCGGGGCCACCTTGGCCTCATACTCTTCCTTGATCGCGGCCAGCCGGTCATTCATGTCGGCTTCCAGCCGCGCTTTCTGCCGCTGCAAGGTGCCGATGGCGGTCACCAGCGCCGCCGCCTCGTCCCGGTCCTGCGGCACCGGCAGATTGGCCGCCCGCGTCTTAGCTTTCGCCATGGGGAAACTCCTGTTCAAAATGGTTCGAGAGGTCTTCGAGAGCCTGGCCGAGGTGATCCGCGTCGAGCGTGGCGCGGATGATGATGCCCAGCCGCTCGATCTGCTGATCGAGCCCGATCAGGCAGCTGGCCATGGCCAATTCCTCATGCGTCGAGACGCGATAGGTCTTGGGATTGTCCAGCACCCGCCGGGCCACAACCAGCGCGTCGATATCGTCGGGGATGTTCACTGCTGCCCCCCTTTGAAATGCGGCAGCATCAGCACGCCACTTTGCTGCGCGATGCGCTTGGCCTGGGCCTGTCGGGCGGGCGGCTTTTCCGGCGCCGGCTCCTGCTCGGCCACCTCGCGCTGGATCGAGGCGAGCAGATAGCCCAACGCGTGATGATCGGTGACCTCGATTTCCACCCGCACGACGGTGCGCGTGCCGGTCGTCGCGGCACTGTATTTCCTGACGCGCGCCTCGCCGCGCTCCCACCAGATGCCGCTCACAGGACCGGCCTCATGTCTATAATCGCGCCATAGGACGAGAAAACACGGTCGAATTTGTCGCCCGTTACCGCGAGCCAGCGCATCTTTTCGGGCTGCCGACCCTGTCCGACGGCAACGGCCATGGCCATCACGCAAGCCTGCTCGACCAGCCAATCCACGACGACGGTGCTGGCCTGGTCAGCTGGGAGGCCAAGGTCGCCCAGCCGCTCGGCAATGTCATATGCGCCCACGCGCAGTTCGATGCGCATACCATCGGCATCCGGCCGCACTGTCTCGGGGAGAGAAAAGTCGGGAGGAATCGCTTTTGCAGAAACGACGACGAAGTCAGTTTCCAGCTCAGCGCGCGTGGGGCGGATCGCAGCGCCGGTCGCTTCGCAGACCAGATCGTGCAGGTCGCCGTCGATGCGCACAATGCGCCAGATGCTGGCAACGGGCGTATAGCGCTCACGGCCTTCGTCGTCGTCCATTTCAACCCGACGATTGAACAGGATCATGCCAACGGCATAGGGCTGCGTTTTCCTCATGGCCGGCCTCCACGCGCGGGCATCAGCCCGTCATCATTGGCCGCCGCCATGTCGATCATCAGCGCCGGCGCCAGAACGCCGAGCAGCGCCAGCTGCGCATCCAGCACCACGATGCGCCCCGCATCGATATGGGCCTGAACGGCCATCACATGGGCCTGGTGCTCGCAATCGGTCAGCAGGTCGGCAAAACGCCGTGCCTGCGGCCCGCTGAGGTCGAATTCACCCGCCTGGGCGCGGCGGAACCATTCGCGCACCACGGTCAGCTTGTTGTCGAGGCTCATGCCGTCCAGCATCAGTGATCCTCCAGCCCACGGTTGCGGATGGCGGCCTTGACGTCGTCAATGCTGATGTCGCGCTGCTCGCCGGCCGCATAGATGCCGGCCAGCTGCAATGTCTTGGTCATCTGCCGCAGCGCGCCCGGCTTGCGGGCAATGGCAGTGGCCAGCCGGCGAAGTGCCGGATCGTCGAGCTGCCAGGCATCGAGCAGCATGGAAATGTCATCGTCGCTCGGCTGCAGCTGCTGCAGGCGCATCCCGGTTCGGCCATGCAGCTGCGCATAGGCCGGTTTTGGCTTGGAGCCACCGAACCGCGAATAGAGTTCTTCATTGCCCAAAAGGGCGATGCCCACCCCATAGAGGTCGAGATAGGAGCGCAGCTGGTTCACGGCCTGGTCGGTCAGCTCCTGCGCTTCATCCACGATCAGCAGCGTGTTGCGGCCATTGCGCTTCAGCTTCTCCCCGATCGCGCGGTCCAGCTTGGCCGGGTCGCGTTCGCGGATGTCGAACACCTCGCACAGCTCGCGCAGCATATTGTTGGTGCTGGCCGTGGTCGGCCGCATCGTCACCAGAAACACATGCGGCCGGTTATCCGCATAGTGTTTCGCCGTGATGGTCTTGGTCAGCCCGGCGCCCAGATTGACGATGACCATTTCCGGCATCATCTGGGCATAGAGCAGCGTGTCGATCATCTTGCGCGACGTCGGTAGCTCGACGAAGCCCGGCGCCGCCGGCACGCGCGCGGCCGCCACGCTCAGCTCTTCCACACTGTCCAGCCACTTGCGCAGCCGCTCGGCCGTCGTGTCATAGCGGCCTTTCGTCGTGCCATCGAGCCAGGGATAGAGCGTGCCGGCGGAAACGCCGCTGCGCTTGGCAATCTCGCCCCGGCTCCAGCCGAAGCGGCGCGCAAGCTCCACAACGCGGCCGCGCACCAGCGTCCAGGTCTCAGCATGTTCGGCGGGCAGATTCTCCGGCTCGGCCGGTGGCGCCATCCAGTCTTCGGCGGTGGTCTCAATCTGGCTCATGCACTTAACTCCATCGTGTTGAGCGGGGTTGACGTTTGGGGATCACTCCCCGGCAAGGCTCCTCACCGCGCGGCCAAAACTGGCCTCGGCGCGTTGCTGTGGATCGGTATCTGTCCGTGTTTGGGTTGTTTGCTTGCCCACCAGCCGCAGGGCCGGCGCGGCCGGGCGCGGGTCGGGCGTGCCGCGCGGCAACAATTCGGCCACCGCCGCAATGCCCAGGCGCTTTTCCAGGGCCAGCATGTCGCGCTTTGCCTTGAGCCAGCCGCGTTTCTTGCGCGCATCCTCCTGGGCGGCAGCGCTGTCGGCAAAGCCAGATGCCTCGATACAGGGCGCCTCGCAGATCAGCCGCCCGTCGCGGCTATAGATGGTCACGGGCGCATGCAGATCGTCCGGGTCGAAGCGCACCACCAGCTGGCGGCCCATATGCTCGGCCAGCGCCTCGTCCCAATAGCGGTTGCGGCCCAGCTGGATTTCTCCGGTCGGCTTGCGCGCCGTGACGCCCTCGGCCGCCAGCAGCAGCATGCGGCGTTGCGCCGGCGTCGCCAGGGCCGTCAGCCCGTCGCGCTGATAACTATCGGCAAAGGTCTGTGCGAAGCTGCGACCATTGCAAGTGCCGCCGCGCCGGCCTGGCCTTGCGTTGTGGCGCACGATTTCCCGATGCACCAGCGCCTTGAACTGCTCGAAGGGAATGGCCCGAGACCCGTAATTTTCGGGCTTGGCGTTGATATTATTGCCGGTATAGGCGCCCGCGCATTCGGGGTGCTTGGCAATTTCCTCGCACAGGTCGCGCCAGGCCCGTTCGATGGGTTTTGCCTGCCCGTGATAGGGTGTCGTCCAATGGACCGTCATGCCCAGCTGGGTCAGGATGCCACTGGGCTCGTCGTCGCGTATCGTGAAACGATAACGGGTCTTCATCCCGCCCGTCAGCCACTTGCTGGCAAAGGCGCGGCCATTGTCGAGCCAGGCATGTTGCGGGATGCCGAACCGCACCACGACATCGGCAAAAGCCAGGCGCACCGAGGTCCAGTTTTCTGTTTCGGCCACGCGCCAACCCAGCACCATGCCGCTGGCCAGGTCCTGCACCCCCACCATGACCGGCCGTCCGATCGAGCCGTCGGGAAAGCGGCAGAACACGTCGAACTGGTGCCCGTCGGCATTGACCGCCTCCATGGCGGCAAAACCCGAGCGGTCGCGGGTCTGGTGCGGATAGATGCGCGCCAGCGCGTCGCGGCCCTGGCGCGCCAGGGTCATCACGGGCTTCGGCAGCTTTTCGAGGCGCCTTTGCAACGTCTTCGACGACGGAATGGGTCCCCAGCCATGTTCGGCGGCGGCTTCCATCATCCGGCGATGACAGGCTGAAAAACTCGGCCGCTCCGGCCGCAGATAATCGGCGGTGATGAAGTCCCAGGCGCGTGGATCGCAATCGGCCGTCGTGCTGCGGCCGCGATGGCGTGGCGCCAGCGCTGCCAGCCAATGCGGGCGGGGCGCGGCATCCACCAGCTTGCACCAACCCCACAATGTAGAGGTGGAGACGCCGGACCGCCGCGCTACCAGCGCCACCGCCTCGCCCGCCTTCATGCCACCGCCCTTGAGCGTGGCGACCTGGTCCATGATGCCCAGACGCCGCCGCGCCTCAGCCTTGGTTTTTTCCGGCAACGCCTCGAATTCCGCCCAGGCCGCGTTCTGGCTTTCTGGATTTCCGGCTTTCTGGCTCAGCGCGACCGCCTCGGAAGCGCGCGCCGCCAGTTCGGCGCGCGCTTCCGAGGGCAGCAGATTGGGGTGATATTCCCAGCCCCGTTCGCCCTCACGGGCGAAAGGGCTCAACCGCCAGCCCTGGCGGGTGATGAAACGAGACAAGGCCCCCTTGTCTCCCGGCAGACCGGGCAGACCAGCATCCACGATCTCGGCGGCGGTGAGCCAGTTCATTGCACTGGCCTCCGCCGCCGGCTGAGGCCCATCACGCAGGCGGTTGTTTTCAGGACATCGGGCGATGTCCCGATCCGCTCGCTGATCTGGCGATAGGTCAGCCCCTGGCTGCGGAGCTTGCGGAGAGATCGGCGCATGTCCGATTCCCGCTTCGGTCTGGCCACCGCATAGCCGCCGTCGTACATCAATCGCGTGATATAGCTGACCTCCCGATCGAACAGGATGGCGATGTCCACCGCGTCGCAACCGAGCGAGACCAGTTCGCGTATCGCACAGATGCGGCGCAATGTGAGGAAGCCCTTCATGACCGCCCTCCCGGCCGGCGCTGCACGTGCACCGGCTCAGCCGAAAGCTCGCGCTTGAGCGCGCGCATTTCGTCATCGAGCGCCTTGGATTGCTGCTGCATGAAACCGAGCTGCGCCAGCTTGGCTTCGCGCCCCTGCAGCACGACCAGCCCATCATCCTCGACCAGCATGTCCCAGAGCCACAGCGCCTTGGTGACGCGGACGAAAGCCACGAATTCCACCAGGTTGATCTGCCGGTCGGCCTTGCTGGGCGCCGTGAACGTATAGAGCGTGTGGCCGGAGAGCCGCTGCCCGGTCATTTCGCTGATGCGCGCGGCGATGATCTCGGCGCTGTCCGGGCACTCCTTCAGCGCCTGACCGAGCCCCGTCTTGATGCGCAGCGACAGGTCCACCGGCCGCACCCGCTCAGCCGGCCGGCGCACCGGAAACAGCTCCTGGGTGCCAAACAGATCGCCCTGGCCCTCGGCCACTTTCAGCACCCGGCTCATGGCGTACCATCCGCCAGCTTGCGCTGCGCTGCCGCGAGCCAATTGCTGAAAAGACCGACATAGCCGCCGGTGCTTGAGGCCGTAATCCCGGCCAGGGTCATGCGCATGGGCTCGCGGTCAACCGCGAAGCGGGCATCAAACCGTGTAGCCAGTTCTCGAGCGATACGCTGACCGGTCACCTTCTGTTGGCCATAGGTCCAGTCGCCCGCGTCATGCAGAGCCTTCACCGCTGCAATGATGGGGGCAAGGTCCGTCATTGCCCGCCCCGCTTGCGCCAGGCCGCGATTAACTGATCGGCCGCATCCCTATCGCACCCGATTTCATCCAGAAACCGCCGCCGCGCTTTGCTGCCCGCTCGTGTCCAGCCGTCGAAGAGGCGCGCAAAAGCAGCTTCTTCCGCATCCTGCTCGGCGCGCAGGCGTGCGCTCGCCATTGCGGCCTTGAACGACAGCTCCGGCTTGTCGCGCCAAACACCAAACAGGGCCTGCCGCCCGTCGCTGTCGAGCGCGGCAACCGCCTTGAGCGCAGCCGCATTGTCATGGATAGCGCCGCCCCAAAGGGTGCGGATAGCATCGACGCCCAGGCCCTCGGCTAGGGCCACATCAAGCTGGATGCTGCGCTCGCCCAGCCCTGTGGCTTCGGCCGCAATCGAACAAAACGAAATCTTTTCGGCTTGATCTTCTGCCCGGTAGCGGGCCGAACGACGGTCCCCGCCATGACGCGAAGCAGTAGCGCCACTCTCCCATGCCCGCTTCCAGACGTAAAGGGCCGTTGCGCGTTCCAATGCTTTGGGCGGCACAACCGCCAGGGCTTGGGGGATAGCCGCAATAGCGTCGCTGTCCGCGGCATCGAGCAGGGTCAACAGATCGCCCAGCATCAGCGGACGCCTATCCGCTGCAAGGCAGCATCGATGCGCTGGTCGATCAATTCCATCAGCAGGTCGTTTGCTGGCGCGCTGGGCTCCGCGCTAAGGCGATAGCGCGCAGGAATGCCGGACTGCCGGAAGCGCAGAACCAGGCGGTTAAACGCATTGACGCTGATTTCACCGAGGCCAAGTCGCGCCAGTTCGCCGTTGAGCACGGCTAATGCGTCGCGCTGGGTTGCGCTGCCCCGGACGATGACTGCGTCCAACGCCGCTGCCACGGCTGCATCTGCCGCAGCTGGCAAGAGTTGGATGGTGGATGATCGCACCCGCCTAGCGCTGCTCATGTCTAAAGCCGCCTTCCGATTTGACTCGACTCCGGCCGCAAGCCGGTGCGAAAACCCAGAGGGAAAATCCCAAGCAATGACGCTTTATCCCGTCATATGCCGCGATTTCCCGTCAAACATAAGTGATTTGCCGTCAGTTGCGCAAGCGCCATTTGACGGCTTTTGCCGTCATGCGGGAGGTGGTTCTGGTCCGTGAATTGAAAAGCTTTGGAGTTCCGGGCTTCAGCCTGCCTTTCCATGACCGCGTCGCCATGCTTGTGGAGATGGTTGGAGGGCTGGTGGAGGCGGCGAAAATCGCCAAGGTTGACCGGGACACCATCAACAACTGGCGGAAGGAGGGTGCCCGTGTGCCTATCCTCGGTTTGCTGCCGCTGGCGATTGCGGCCCAGGTAACGCTCGACTGGATCGCTACCGGCTACCAGCAACGCCCGGACATCGAGGCGCTGGGGTGGAATCTCGGCATGAATGAAGCAAAGCCGGCTACCGGGCCGGCGCCTGGCTTCACCCAATTGTTGCCGTTGCGCCCCGAGCCGGTGAACGACGGGCGTACCCGGGTAGAGCGCTGGACGCCTTCCGAAATTGCCGTCAGCACGGCCTGGTTATCCAACCGGTTTGGTCTTACTGACGAAACGGCGCGCTACATGATTTTGGAAGAAAACGGCATGGCGCCGGTGCTACCGGCGGGAACGATGGTCATGGTCGATAGTCGTTCTGGCCAGGAGCTGAAATCGGGAATCTACTTGCTTGAGGTCGGCGACGAGGTCATGGCGCGCCGCCTATATGTGGGGCCGGATCGAAGCCTGTTCTTCGCGGCCGACGCTGACCCGAAATGGCGTTTCGGGGTACATCAGGGCACCGTGCAAGCCTGGCGCGTTGTCTGGTGGTGCTTCGCCTCAACCTAA